CAGTTACAAGAACCGTTAAAATATCATAAAAACGGTGAAGTAGTTGAAAGTTATGAACTTGAACTAAAAGCTCCTTCAAAGAAGAATAGAAAACAAGCTATTCGTCTTAAGCAGGGATTTTTTAGTGCTATGAAATATCACCAGGAAAATTCTAAAGTTTCTTCAGAAGAAACTGAAAAAGTTAAAAAAGCTTTAGAAGCCGGAGATGATAAAATTTCGGCTTCGGAAATAATCATGATGCTTTACATGTCTGATGTAGACATGGAAAAACTCGATGATGCTTTTTGTAAATTGCTTCTTCAAGAAGGTGTTTGTCTTGTTGATGGAGAAATCCAGCTCACTGAACCTACATTAGAAAATATTTCTGATGAAGACTTGGACTCTTTATTAGGAGAATACCTTGAAAATTTTTTCGTTGGCTCCATGATGCAGAAGATGAAATAACATTAGATCGTTTAATTGCAGATTTAATGATCTTCTATAAAGGAGGGATGAGTTACGAAGTTTTAATTAATATGCCTATACCAGAATTATTTTACTGGAATAAAATAGCTTGTGATATTAATGAGGAAAGGCAGAAAGAAGTAGAAAGGTCTAAACGTGGCTTTTAGTATTAAATACATATATCAAGCTGTAGATAAATTTTCTGCTGTTGCCGAAAAAATGAAGCAAAAGGCTGGAGCCCTTAAAAATAAACTAGATAAACTAGGTAATTCTTTCGAAAAAACAGGTAAAAATATAAAATCCATAGGCAAAAACATGACTACCTATGGAACTCTTCCTATTTTAGGTTTAGGAACAGCTGCTTTAATGTCGGCTTCTAAAATTGAAACAATGGAGGTGGCTTTTGAGTCTATGCTTGGATCTCAGGAAAAAGCAAAGGCTATGACCAAAGAGCTTATAGATTTTACAGCAAAAACTCCTTTTCAGCTAGAAGGCGTTGCTTCTTCAGCAAAAACCTTATTAGCTTTTGGCGTAACCCAGGAAGACATGACTAATAAACTTCAATTACTCGGTGATATTGCTTCAGGAGCAAATGTTCCTTTATCTGATATGGCCCAAATATTTGGTAAAGTCAAAACAAAAGGAAGAGCTTATACAGAAGAACTCATGCAGTTGGCAGAGCGCGGTATTCCTATCATGGATGTATTAACCAAAAAGTTCGGAGTTCAAAAAGAAGAATTATTCGATTTAGCATCTAAAGGTAAAATCAGTTATACTATGATAGAAGAAGCATTGCAGAGTATGACTTCTAAAGGTGGTATTTTCCATGAACAAATGATCAAGCAATCTAAAACTTTAGCTGGTTTGTTTTCTACATTAAAGGATAACGTAAATATCGCTTTCGCAGAATTTGGTTTTGCCGCAGTAGAAGCCTTAGACCTTAAAAACGTAATGTCTGATCTCATAGTTAAGCTACAGGAAAGTGTTGAGTGGTTCAGACAGCTTTCTCCTGAAACCAAAAAAACCACTGTTTATTTTACTATCGCGGCTGCCGTAATAGGACCTCTTATTATAGGCCTAGGTATGTTGATCATGAGTTTAAAATATATAGCTGCGGCCCTAGGAGTAGTAGCTACGGCAGTTACTGGTCCTATAGGATTTTTTATTCTTTTAGGAGGAGCCGTTTCATATTTGTATTATAAATTTGAATGGTTTGCAAAATTAGTTAATAGTTTTTCTGCTATTATAACTTATTGTTTGAAAAAAGCTATAAATATAGGTAAAATATTCTTTAATAAAATATCAGAATATATGGGAATGGCTGGTCAAGTTATATCAGACACAGTTTCTTATATTGGAAACGCTATAAAAAAGGTAAAAGAATTCTTTGGATTTGCCTCTGATAATGAAGTTAGAATAAATGTAAAAAAATCAGTATCAGTAGACGAAGTTAAAACGACCTCTATGGCCAAAGTAGATTTAAATATCAATGATCCTAATAATAGAGTAGGAGAAACAAGAACAAGGCAAACAGGCAACATGGACCTTAATGTTGGCAGAAACATGGCAGGAGCTTATGAATGAGTAATGCTGATTTACAAAACCTTCAGGAATGCTCTTTTAGAGGAGTCTCATTCCTCTATAAAAGTGGTACTAAAGAATTTGGTCGAAAATACCAGGCTCACGAGTATCCTAATAAAAGAGAACGATTTATAGAAGACTTAGGTGAACTTGACGATAAGTTCACTATTACTGCTATTATTACAGGTCCTAACTATTTCGAAAAAAGAAATGCTTTAGAAAGAGCTCTAAGACAAGAAGGACCAGGACAGCTTATCCATCCTTTTTACGGTCCTGTAACTGTTTCAGTTACAGGTATTTCCGCTAAAGAAGACTTGACGAGGTTAAATGTCATCTCCTATGACTTATCTTTTGAAAAAACTGGAACAGAGACTTCTTCTCCTAAAGAAACTATAGCCGTTCAGCCTTCTTTATTAAATTCTTCTGAAACTGTTTCTTCATTAATAGAGTCTTATATAGGAAGCAATTTTTTTATTTCTCCTAGGTATCCTGCTAATTTTGAGGATAGCGTTGAGCAATTACTGGGGATAGCCGACCAATATGAAAGTATATTAGATATCAGGACTCTTACAGGGGATATTTCTAACTATTCTAAAAGATTAGGAGATTTTAGAGAAAAAATAACAACCTATATTAATAATCCTATTACTATGGCTCAAGAATTAGTAGGCTTATACACAGATATGCAAAGTTTGCCTTCAAATGGAGAAGATCAATTATTGTTAAATGAAACTTTTTATAATTTCGGCGACTCAGATACTTTTCTAGAAGAAAAAACTTTAGGAAGAATTGAAAGAGCTAGAAATAGAAGAATTCTTAATGACTCTCTTAATGCTTTGGCTTTAGTTAATTCTTATGAAGCTGCTAGTAATAGCACTTATTTTTCAACAGAAGAACTCAATGAAACAAGGGACTCTTTAGAAAACCAATATGATGCCACTATAGAAAGACCACAAATTGACCCTAACGTATTTGAACATCTTTCTCAAGCTAGAGTGTATACTAGAGAATTTTTTAAAGATCAAGAAGCTCAGGCTTTTAGAATTAATACTATTCAAACAAATAAAATACCTATGACAGTCTTAGCTTACCAGTATTATGGAGATACTGATCTAACAGAGAATTTAATAGAGTTAAACGGAATTACATATAATCCTTCTGTCGAAGGTAACATAAAACTGTATACAAGATGATAGAAATATTCACGTCAGGAACAAAAATAGAAGGATTTATTGAAGCCAACGTAACTAGAGATTTAGACTCTTTTTGCGGGCAATTCAAGGTGACTCTTTCAAAGTTTAAAGATAAAAATTTACCTATTAAAAGACACTCTCCTATTGTTATAAAAGCTTCAGGAACTACAATTTTAACAGGGTTTATAGAAAAAATAAATATTAGTTATGGTGAAGATTTCCATGAAATAATAATTCAAGGAAGAGACAAAACTTGTGATATATTAGACACGACTGTAGATGGTTCTTTTGAATTTAATCCACCTACTAGTCTTACTTCTATTATAGAACAGCTTTTAAGCTACCACGGTATTTCAGGAATTTCTGTTATTAATCAAGCTGGAGCTTTAAAGAACTTTGAAATAGGAGATCAAATTTCTGGAGAACTAGGCTCGAGTCTTTTCAGCATTATAGAAACTTATTGTAGATTGCGCCAGGTTTTACCAGTAACGAACGAAGATGGAAACCTAGTATTGATACGCACAACTTCTCCAGCTAGTTCTGGTTCAACTCTGGCTCATAAAATAAATAATCAAAGTAATAATATACTTTCCGCCGAAGTATCATATAACGAAACAAAAAGATTTAATAAATATATAGGTCACTCTCAAGGAAATTCATCTGCTTTAGCTGAACAAGACCAGGAAGCTTCGGATATTTCTTCAAGAAAATCAGAAGCTTTTGACTCAGAAGTTAGAAGCAGTCGTCAGTTTAACTTTCAAGCAGAAAGAGCTGCTTCTGAAATTGATTTATTAGACCGCGTAAAATGGGAAGCTAATATAAGAAGATCTAGAGCTTCGTCGTATAAGCCTAAAGTACAGGGTTTTATAAAGCAGTCAGGAGCTCCATGGAAACTCCATGAAACTGTTAGAGTTTTTGATGAATTCGCAGATATTTATGCTGATTTGTTAGTTTGTGGTTTAGAATTCTCTTACAGTTTGTCTGGTTCTATAACAAGACTTACTCTATGTGTTAAAGATGCTTATAGTCTTCAGGCTGAACAGAATGCTAGAGAAGCCAGAGCTAATAAGCAAGGAGAAAAATTATGATAGAAAAAATAAAAAACATGATAAAAAGAGCCGCTACAACGGCTATCATGAAAGACTCAGGTTCTGTTCCTACAATTCAGGTGAAATATTTTAATAAAACAGCCCTTGTAGAAGTCTTAGCTCCATATGGTTTTTGCTCGTCTCCACCTAAAAATTCTATGGCAACAGTTTTTAATTTACTAGGTCAAGAAGAAAATAGAACAGCCATTATAGATAAACCTTGGCAAAGATTTAAAAATTTAAAAGAAGGTGAAGTGGTTATAGGAAACTATTTAACTTTAGCTAAGCTTTATTTTAAAGAAAATGGTGACGTATTATTAGATTTACCAGAAGGTAATCTGACCGTTAATGTGGCTGAAGGAGATATTACGGTAAACGCCCCAAATGGGCAAGTTACAATTGATAGTCCTCGTGTTATAATGACAGGAGATTTAGAAGTTGAAGGAACTATTACTGCTGAAGGAAATATTACAGACCTTATTGGTAGTAACTCTCTATCTATGAATGAAATGAGAAATACTTATGACTCACACGTTCACCCTGAAAATGACTCAGGAGGACCTACCGACGTACCTAACCAACAAATGAATTAGACATGACAAGTGTAGATTTAAAATTAGAAAGACCTGTTGATACAAAAATATACGACTTGACTATAGCTTCCTCAGGTGATTTAGGAACAATAGAAAGCTTTGACACTAGTTTAGCCGTATCTTTATTTGCAGAAAAAAGAGCAGACTCTTCAGAAGTACCGGATCCTCCTAGAAGACGCGGATGGTGGGGAAATGAGACTAATGATGAAATAGAATTTGAAATAGGATCTAAACTCTGGATCTTAATGGCTCAACCTAGGAAAACTAGTCTTAATTTAGAAAGAGCTAAATCTTACGCTAGAGAAGCTTTACAATGGCTTATAGATGACGGGTTTTTACAAAGTCTAGAAGTATCAGCAGAATTTACTTCTATAGGAATTCGTCTTACAATAGTATTGTATAGATCAGCTAATATTGTAGAAACAAAATATTATGATCTTTGGGAAGCTTCAGGAGAACTTGTTACATGAGTATAAAATTTCCAATTAATAGAAAAGAAGTTTCTGATAGAGCTAAAGCGGATGTTCAATCAGAATTACCAGAAAGTAATCCATTCCTTAAAAATTCTTTTTTAGGGGCTATCATAGCAGGGTTTGCTGGCAGGATTTTTGATTTTTATTTACAGTTAAAAGAACTAGTAAAACAAATGTTCCCTGATACTGCTACAGGAGCCTTTATGGTTCGCTGGGGAGAATGGGTTAATATAACAAGGAATGCTGCAACAGAAGCAGAAGGAAATATAGTTATTACAGGAACAGACGGAACAGTTGTTCCTCTTAATACCGTGTTTCAAAATACCGATGGGCTACAATACGAAACTAAAGCTACTCAGACTATTACAGATGTAAGCCAAAGTATCACTAGTATTACTAGGTCAGGTTCAGAAGCTACGGCTACAACCCCTTCGGCACATAACTTAGCAACAGGTATGTCTGTTACAATATCTGGAGCTAATGAAGCAGCTTATAATGGAACTTTTACTATTACGGCTACTAGTTTAACCACCTTCACTTATGAAGTTTCAGGAAGCCCATCTAGTCCTGCCACAGGCACTATAACGTTAGGTTATACAGGAGTTTCAACAGCAGTAAGATCTATAGGAACAGGTAAATCTTATAATGCTTCTTCTGGTAGTTCAATGACAATATTTTCTCCATTGTCTGGCATTGATGATACTGCCTATGTAGACTTTGGAGAAATAGGAGGAGGTACAGATATTGAAACGGATACTGACCTAAAAGATAGAGTCCAATATAGGTATGCTAATCCAGTTTCATTATTTAATGCTTCTGCTATTATTGTTCAGGCTAAAAAAGTAGCTGGAGTTACTAGAGTTTTCGTAGAAACGATAACTCCATATCCTGGAGCTGTAACAGTTTATTTTACAAGAGATAACGATGCTAGTATTATTCCTTCGGCTTCTGAGGTAACTAAAGTAAAAGATAAAATTTTAGAAATTACTCCTGGTCATACAGAGCCTAGTGATGTAGTAGTATCGGCTCCTACAGCCGTTACTGTTGATTTTACTTTTACAGGCCTTTCTCCTAACACAGCTACTATGCAAGACGCAATTGAAAATAGATTAGAAGTTCTTTTTGAAGAAGAAACTACAGTAGGAGCAGATTTAAAAGAAGTAGCTTATGAGTCAATTATATGGCAAACTATAGACCCAGAAACTGGAGATAGAGTTTCTAGTTTTACTTTATCTTCTCCATCAGGAGACGTTTCTATATCATCTGGTGAAATACCTGTTTTAGGAACGGTGACATTCCCATGACGTTAAAAATATTCCCTGAAAAAACCCAAGAAGAAAGAACTAAAACATTAGCCGATTATTTGCCTAATGGAGAAATTTTTAGGGCAAAAACAGAAGATAGCACAGTTTTAAAAAGAATGCTCCTAGGTTTAGCTAAAGAAGTGGCTAGAGCTGATACTAAAATGAACGAAATATCTTGTGAACAAGATATTGAAACAACCACTCTTCTTATAGATGAATGGGAAAGTGCTTTAGGAATTCCTGATGGTTGTTTTAACGGTGATGGAGATTTAGACGAAAGAAGAGAGCATGTTTTAATAAAATTATCTTTAGCTATATCGACTAGAGAAAGTTTTATAGCTTTAGCCGCTGAATTTGGTTATACTGTAGAAATAATAGGAGGAGCTTACCATGGGGCTTTTCCTATGGTTTTTCCTATAATGTTTTTCCCTACAGGAAAGCATGCTAGGTTTACTATGATAGTGGATTTAGATGAAGATCTCAATCCTAGCTTATTCACTTTAACATTTCCTTTTACTTTTGGCCCTAGACAAAGTAATATAATAGAGTGTCTTTTTACTAAATTAAGGCCTGCTAACGTAGAATTAATGTTTAGATATATTTTAGCAGACTCCATAAACGTTATCAATGGAACAGATAATGTTGTAGATGGTTCTAATAACGTAATTTTCTGAGGATAATATGGCTAATGTACAACTTTCAGCTTTAGGAGCAACTATCAAAACGGCCTATGAGGGCCAGCCAGATACTAATGGTTTTACTAATGCTGAAAAGACAAAAGTTGCTAATTCTATCACAGCATTATCAGAAGACTCAAGTCCATCTCTAGGAGGAAATCTTAACGGAGCTAATTATGTAGTTTCTAACACGAGAATGGCTTTAAATGTTCAAACTGGAACTTCATATACTTTACTTTTAGCCGACTCTGGAAAAATCATTACTCTTGATAATGGATCTGCTATAACAGTTGACCTCCCAGAAGATTTACCTGAAGGATGGAATTGTACTGTAATACAAAAAGGAGCAGGCCAAATAACTTTTTCTGTTGCTGGTTCAGCTATTCTTCTTAATAGTTCAACACATAGCAAGACTTCTGCTCAGTATGCCGAAGTTAGTTTAAAAGTAATTCAAAATACAGGCGGCACAACAGCTACTTATGTATTATCAGGAGATACAGGAACTTAATTTACAATCTCTCTCAATCAAGGTATAATTTTAAAGAGGATCATAAATGGATATTGTTAGCAAAAGTACAGGTGACAGCCTAACAGCTGTAGAATTTAATCAAATACCTTCAGAAATAGAAGGTATTATTTCTAGTGCAGGTCTAACCCCCTCGTCTGCTACATTAACGCAACTCACTAGGTCTGTTGCTATATATGTAGCTAATGGTGATTTCTATACAGACTCAGGTTCTGCTGATGCTTATGTACTTACTGCTATAGGAAGTCAGTTAAGGCCAGACGCTTATTATGATGGTATGAGAGTCAGATTTTTCCCAGGAAATTCGAACACAGGAGCGGCTTGCACAGTTAACGTTTCAGGATTAGGGGTTAAAAGTGTTAAATCAGGAACAGGTTCTGGTTCCGATCCATCAGCGGCTCAATTAACAGCTGGAGCCCATGTAGATTTAACATATGATGGTACAAATGGAGTCTTTAAATTTTCGACAGAAATCGCTGCTTCAGGCGGCGGTGGCGGAGGTTCTTATGATTTATTAGTAGGATCTATTGTTCCTTATGGGC